CCATAGAATACGTTATATCTTGCTGTGAATTTGAACATGTAGAACCCGCCGTCCGGCTGATTCGGGTCGAACCACGCGTCCTCCGGCAGCAGACCTGGCTCTTGGCGCATGACGAGCAGGATGGGCTTGATGGCGTGCCCGCTGGCCACCAGCGCCCAGGCCGTGGCGTCGAAGTCCTGCGACACCACGTACTGCACCTTCCCGTTGAACGGGTTGATGGCACGGTTACTGGTCGTGGCATCCTCGGCGTTGTCGGTGATCTGGGCCGCAGAGAGCGCCAGCGCCGGCGGCACGACGAGCAGGTCATAGTTATAGCGCGACGGCTCGCCGTGGTCATCGCGGAAGTTCATCGCCGCGGTCCAGACCGTATTAAAGTTGGACAGCGTCAACCCCAGCGCATTCAGGTTGTCCTGCGCGGTTGTATAGGTCGCGCCCTTGTCGATGTGGCTGTTGGCGAAGAAGGTCGTCCCGTCGTAGCCGTTGCCGTAGGTCGTGCCGTCGCCCGCGTTGAGCGCCGCGAAGCACAGCTTGTCGAAGTGCTGCTGGTATCGTTCGCCGGCCGAGCGCACGCGCCGATCGAGCAATCCGGTCTGGTCATCGCGCACGGCATTGCGGCTGACATGGACCGTGATGTCCCAGTCGTCCGGTGTCACCGCGATGTGCTTCTCGATGAAGTCCTGCATGGTGAAACCGGACTTCGAATTCTTCGGCATGGGCACCGCGCCCAGGTCCACCAGGTCGGTGGACTTCACCCCGAGGTCGACGCGTTGGGCGATCCGTTGCCACATGGGCGTGGCCGCCTGGAACGCCTGGAGGAACCCGGCGCGGGCGCCTGCCACCAAGTGGTATGGTACAGAAGAAGAAATTGCCATAGATCACCTCGCGCTAGAAGTAGCAGATGGTCGGTGCGCCGCCGTTGAGCGCATTGATCTCAACGTAAGCGTAGCCGTCCTCAACGTAGGCCAGCCGACCGATATACAGATAGCCGGCGGCGTGGGCGTCCGTGCCGACCGTCGCGCTGTCCGCCATGGTGATAGCCTTGCCGACGTCCGCATTGGTTAAGCTGCTGGTCGGAAAGCCGACCAGGCCGGACATGATCACGTCCACCTCGTTGTCAGTCTCGGTATCGGTCGTCTGCACCGCTGTCTCAGCGCTGGCGCAGATACCAACGAAGATGTCGGTGCCGGTCACCAGCACGATGGCATCAACGTACCCGCGCAGATACACGGTATCCACCGACGCGTCGATGATTAGGGGCTGGCGCTTGTAGACGGTCTGCGCGGCCGAGTTGTCGAGCACCCATTCGCGAATCTGGTGCGGACCAGGCCCCAGCCGGAATCCGCCATCGCGTGAAAGATCAGCCATATCTCACCTCACTTGCCGAACTCGGCCAGGTCGTAGCTGGCTGGGTCGCCCAGTTCGGGGTTGGCTTGGAAGAACGTCTCGATCTTCCCTCCACCCGCCACGAACTGCTTGGCGACTCGGGCCACGTCAGATTCGAGCCGGCGCTTGTCGTCCTTCTTCTCGGCGGCTGTGCCCAACTCACGCATGTCCACCGTGCCGGCCTGGGCCACCTTGTTGAGCAGCTCCATCCACTGCTTGCGCTGTGGCCTGGGCAGCTCGCGCAACGCGGCCGTCAGCTCATCAGGCTTTACGGGCAGAGTATGTGCGCCTTTGGCCGTGGCGTCCACCACGAACTCGCTCAGCTCGCGCTCATCGGCCATCTGCTCGGCCAACTGCGCCAGCATCTCCTCGCGCTTGGTCGCCAACTCAGCCGTGATCTTTTCCATCATCTCAGCGATGATCCGGTCCTTGCCGGCCTCCAGGGCAGCCTGAAACTCCGCCAACCGGTCGGCCGCCTGCCCGGCATCCACGTCCTGCTCACGCAGGTCTTTTTCTTCATCGGCCATGCTATTACCTCCGTCTCGCTCTTTCCGCTGCCGGGCGGTTGAGCGGCTATCGCCAGCGCGGGGGCCGCCGCGCGTGTGCGCTGTAGCATAGGGTTGGGCCAGCAGCCACTCGGAAAGTTCCACCGGCGTCAGGCCCTTGATTGCGGGGAAATTGACCAGGGATACACTGCGCAGTACCCAGTCTGGCAGCGCGATACTGGCCGACAAATAGCGGTAGACCTTATCGCTAACAAGCTGCGCGCCCAGACCGTTCCAGGATACCTCGGCCATGAGCAGCTTGCCCTTGCGCCAGAGTCGCTTGAGCCAGCCACCTGCTTCGCGCTTCTCGTGCATTACGTCAACCGGCACGTCCTGGCCGGCCGCACCCTGCTCGAAGTAGCGCACCATCTTGTCCAGTCTGTCTTCGGTGATCTGAACTTCCTGGCCGTGCGCATCCATGTACGTGCCCACGCGTGCCACCTCGACGGTACTGATGCGCTCACTGGCTGTCTCGGCAACATCTTCTTCGGTCAGGGTGTGCAAAGTGACGATGCGCCCCGCGCCGGCCGCGACGACATCCGGCTCAGATGCCTCCGCCACATGGACGATCTTGCCCTTCTCATAAACGTATTTGCCCTTCAGGATGCTGGCACAGGCTTTGGCGATGCGGTCACCGATGATTGCCCACTCCTCCGGCGTGTAACCGCCCTTCGCGCGCTGATTGGGATGGTTGAAGTAGCCCTCAGCCGCCTTGATGTGCGGCTCATCGATTGGATATCGATAATTAACTGGATCGGCATATTCGGCATCACTGGTCGGGTAGTCGGCCGGGTAAGTCAGGTTTCCACCCTTCTTGTAGGCGATGCCATACTTTTTGGCCCGCGCCTCGGCTGCGACGTGCAACTCCTCGCGCGTCGCCAACTCGACGGCGTCCTCAAATGCGGCCGCTTCCATTTCCTCAGCGGATTTCATGCGCCACGTGCCATCTTCGCCTTTGGCATAGCCGGCCCGTTTCACCGCGGCCCAGGCAATCGCGGCGCAACGCGCTTCCGCTTGCGCCTGCTTGCCATAATGCTCCCAGGCGGCGTTGTAAGCCGCCTGATAGATGGTCTGCGCGTGCTCTGGCAAGGCGTTGCGGACCGCTTCGGGCAAATCCTCTTTCTTCACGTATGGCATAGATCACCTCGCGGGAAATAAAAAAGCCGGTGCGGGCGCAGTTTGGCTGCGTGTCCGCACCGGCTCATCGGCTCCGGCGGATCGTCCTACTATGCCATCACACTATCACACCCCATAACGATTGTCAATACCTTTACCTTTATTTGCTTTTTGCTAATTTGCATCATTTTCAGAATCGTGGTATAATGCCCCAACAGACAGTTCTATCTAAATCCCAGTTAGACGGGACTATCTCGATGAGCGTGAAAACAAGTTGGACAACCGCCGAGTTGCTTGAAGCAGACTTCCCAGTGGAGGAAGAAATCTATGAGCTGTCTGATCCGAGAGATGGCAGAGTGCATTACGTTGGGCGCTCGATTGATGTCTGGCAACGGTGGTATCAGCACCAGTCGAATCCTCAGCCTGGCCCAATGGCTGAATGGATCAGAGATTTGAAGCGGCACGGATTGGAGCCTGACTTGACTGTCGTTTGTCGGTGTTTGCAATCTGATGCGCCGAGCGTAGAGATGACGCATATCAAGCAGCGGCTTCAATCCGGTGATGTGTTGTTTAACACGGTTGGGGTTGGGCGGGGTCGTCCCGTCTAACAACGGCTTCCACCGTGACGGCTGCGCCGGTGGAGCTTGCCGCACCGAACGTTGACTTGGCGCAGCCGCAGGTGAACCCTGACCGTAACTGTAAATGAACGACCACAAACGCACCACCATCAGCGTGTACCAATGTACACGCACCAAAATCAAACTGCTGGCCGCGGCCGAGGGCATCACGATGGCCGAGGCCGTTGAGCGCGCCGTCACCCAACTCCTTGACGTGTCAGAGAGTATAATCCCTCGTAAAGATTCAATCCATGCAGGGACGCGCTTACCCAAGAGGAAAAATGCCTGCTCTGGAATTAACCAACAAGCAACTTGATTTCTTGGCGGAAGTCCTGTTCGACATCAGGACGAGGAACCCGCAGAAGAAGGGTGGGCATCTGAGCCGGTTCGCGTGAGCAAACGTCAGTCCGATGCCTCGGCCATGTCGGTCGTCGGGGGCAAAGAAGCCAGGGGAGGAGTGAGCGGGCCACGCGTGAGAATCGTCGCCAGGTCGGCCGTGGTCAGAATCACCTCGCCGTGGGCGTGTTTATCCCACAGCGCCAGCCCGTCACTGAGAATGCGCGCCAGGCGCGTGCCGGTGCGCCGGCCATCAGGCGGGCCGACCAACCAATCTCCATCTATAGCCCAAGAGGTAGACATCGCGCGTCCCGCATGGCTTAGTCGGTACTGCCTGCCATAGCTACCGCCTCAGCGACTGGCACTTCGCGCGTCTCGATCGTGCAAGCGCAGTTGCCGTCACATCGGCTTTGCTCGGAAGGGCGTGGCAACACGCCTTGTGGTCTCCAGCCGACACGCGCATAAATGATGCAGTCATCGCAATGTTCACTGGCACCAAGGACGCGGCGCTCAATGATCGCGAAGCCCGGCTGGCTCGGCTGTTGGTGCTCTTTCACAGCATTCCAATACTGCCAGCGCGCCTGACCGAGATACATATTGAGGCGGTTGATGGCTTCGGCCTCGGAAACCTCACCCAGGCGGATTTGCTCAGCAAAACCCACCAGCCGGCGATAGTCGTCTTGCAACCGGCGACCGATAATCCCATAGTCCCGTTGCGTCAGCCGGTCCCAGCCCCCGACCCCCAAGGCCCGATTTTGCAGGTGTGCCCGCCGCAGCTCATCCCGCATAGCTGCCAGCCATTGGCCCGGCGCCAGCCGGTTGGAAGCATACTCGAACGTCAGGCGCGCCAGCCGGTCGGCGCGCTGCTGAATTTGCGCATCGAGCAACTCCACAATGCGGCCGCGCGCGACATAACGCCCCGTCGCCGAACTGCGGTAACGGTGGCTGATATCGTCAAAGACATAGCCGATCAGAACGTCAGGCATGAGGACGCGCCTGTCCTCCGAGGTCGTCCAACAGCAGCTTGAACTCCATCGGCGCGTTGACGTACCAGTCGGCGCGGGCGTCCTGCACGGCCGCCTCGTCGATGACGGCACCCAAGGCGAATGCGCCAGGGTCGGGCAGCCAGGTCTGCGGGTCTGCGCCAACCGGTACCTGTGCGGCGGCCTCGCGCACCCAGCGCACGGCGTCCGCGGCATTGAAGCCGGCCGCCACCATAATGGCGACCGCGGCCGGCTGCGCGTCAGTCGCCATGCGACGCCTCCGCCGCATTCTCTGTCTCAGCGGCTTCGACCACATAGAACCACGGTACCAGTGCCGCGGCCTCGATTTCGGCAGGATCGGTCACCCGCCGAAAGATCATCGGGATCAGCTCACCGTCCACCCTCGGGCCGTCCTCAATGGCGAACAGCGGCAAACCAGCATGTAGTTGGGGATCGTAGTCAATGTGGTTCACAGTTTATCCCTGGATGAAAGTGGAGATTCAGACCACATGGGCAATCAACTCCATGTCTGCGTCGTCGTGCCGCCCGGCGAGCACGCGCTGCGCAGCCATCAGCAGTGCCTCACGCACCGCGGCCGGAAATTCGCGGGCCTGCGTACCTGGCTGCTCCGCGCCCGCCTCGGCTTTGGGGCCTGGCTGCTCCTTCGGCTGCGGTGCCCGTGATGGGGCGGACGGCTGTGGCGGCGAGGATGGCGCGGGTGGAACCGGCTGGCCGCCAGCCGGAGTCTGCTCTTTGGCCTGCTTCTCCGCTGCCTGCTTCGCCTCCTCCGCCCGGCGCGCCGCATCGCGGCTGCGTTGGATGTCCCGCGCCGAGCGGTAGGGCATAGCGAAAATCGCGCGCAACCACTCCACGTCGGCCGAGTCCGCGCCGTCGAGCCACGCCTGGACTTTGTCCAGCCATTGCACGGTCGCGGGCGGCAGATGAGTTACCTTGGAGTGCTGGATTTGGGGATGATCGCTGATACCGCCGAACTCGCCGGGGTTGTTGGCGAGCAGGCGCGGCACCAGGTGGCGGTTGAGCACATCCTGGACGTCGTCCAGGCAGCCATCTATACCACTGGTAAAGGCATCGTATACCGTGGCGGCCAGCGCTTGCGTGCCGCGCTCCGTACTGCCCAGGCGGATGAAAGTCGCGGCCAGCAGCGCGCTGATCTCCCACCGGAGCTGACCGATCCAGCCCCGGATATCGTCCAAGTTGGATAGACTGACCGTCTTGAAGTCGAAGTCCACGACCGGCCCCGGCAGTTTGACGTATTGCAACTCGTTGGCCGTCAATCCCTCGCCGATCTCATCCACGATCGACAACGTCGTGTTGTCGGGTATTTGTAAGAACTTGAAGACGGGCAGTCCTGTACTGCCGCGCTGTGCAGCCGTGCCGCCGATCTGCTCCAACTGCTCGATCAGGTAAGCCACCCAATAGGCTGGCTCCAGCCAGCCCATACCTTCCCATGACCCGCGGTCGTCTCCGCCGACGAAGTGCAGTAGCTTCTCGATGGGGATGGGGTCGAGCAGTCTCCCCGTGTTGGGGTCCTGCTGGCGCAGAGATCCCTTGCCCCCCATCGCGTCATTGATCCACTCATAGACCGTCTCCTGGCGGCGGATGGCGAGCTTCCGCATTCCCACCAGTCCGTCATCCCATTTGCTGGGCGGCAGGCCGCGGCCAGGGTTCTGGCCGAGCCGTTTCTTCCACACGATTTCCAGATCGGCCCAACCGAACGCCCAGGCCGACATAGCAAATTTGATGGCATATAGCCAGGACGTGCTCATATCTGTCATGCAGGACTGGACGAAATCGGCACAAATCTGATCAGCTTTGGCTTCGGAGGTGGGGATGACGTACCAGTGCACAGATTTGGCGGCGAGGGTGACCATGCTCCAGGCGGTGTAGGCGGCCGGTTCGCGGCGGAGCACGCGGGCCATTTTCTGGATGCCGCCGGGACCTTGAAGGACAGTCGCATAGCGGTCTGACAGTTTCCCGCTATATTCTTGCACACCACTAATGCCCAGTTCGTCAAAAATCGAATGCTTAGTTTTTGGCATGCTATCTTGATCGCTCCTTCCGCAGCGCCCAGGAGCATTTTCTGGAGCACGTCCGTATGGGTTGGTACCGATGGATGGATTCGAGGAGGCGTCGGGCGCTTTCGTCGGCACATGCGCACAGCATAGCACAAAGCGAGCCAAAATTCAATACCTCTACGCCAATTGTGTTTGATAGTATCCCAAGTGCCTGGGCCAGCCCCGTTCAGTGCGAAGCCTCCCTGTGGGGCGGGGCTTCCACATGGTAGCCAGGCAGCTTCAGTTGGCAATAGCTGATGGCTGACTATTGCGGCGGCTTCCACCGGCTCTCAGTTCTCTTGCCCGTGCCGCCTATCGCATCGAAACCCCAGGACGCGGCTTGAGCACGACCGGCACAACACAAAGCGAACGCCATCGCCAAATCGTCGTACTCACCCCTGGGGGCCGATAATGTCCCCCCTTCGATCAGGGCCAACTCCGTGAGCGTCGCGAAGTCATGCAAATGCACCTCGCCGTTACGAAACGCGTCCGCGGTCGTGTTGTACATCATGGTCTTGCTCAAGCTGGTCGTCTTCCACCCAGGCTTGCCGTCCAGACCACTCAGGATGCGCAGCCTGGAATGCTCGCCCAACCACAGCAGCACCGCCCACCCATGATTGTTGACCTCCAACATGACCGCCGCACTGTTGTACCACGTCCCCACCTGATCGACGTAGCTCGCCAGCACCTTCGGCTCCACCTTTTCCGCCAAGGCCGCCACTTGCTCGCCGGTATTGCAGTCGAGCACCTGGAACGCCGATGGATCGCTACTCGGATTGCCCTCGGCTGGATCGACGCCAATCACATAGCGATGGCCCCCCTGCGGCGGGGCGAAGATGCGCAAGCCCGGGATAGCCGGCGCGTTTGGCACAACGTCCAATGGCGCCCTCTCGGCCGCACACTGATCCAGCCAGGCAGGAGCCAGGCGCTTGTCAAGCTGGGCCGGCCGGAGGGACTGCTCGTCCGTGAGCGGGTACTGTTCCCAGAGATCGTCCAATGATCCTGTGCGGGCCAGCACATCGCGCTTCTGCGCCTCATACCAGGCCTCATCACGCTCAGGCCGCGCCGTCCAAGGCAAAAATACCGGTGTCCAGTCATTCTCCCTCCGGCGCGCGGCGCGATAAATGGCCTTGAAAGTGGACTGCGGTTCTTTCTTGTTGGAGCGCGAGAGCAGCGTCATCCGGCCGCCTGCGTCAATGGTCGGCTTGGCGCGGCGCAAGAGGTCGTTGAGATCGGGGCAGACATCGGCCTCATCTACGAGCGCGTAGGTGACAGTGAAAGCATCGCCCGCGCCAGAGGGCAGGGCGCGCGCCACGGAACCGTTGGACAGGCCCCAGGCGTGGGCCGAATCATCCGTCACCGTCAAACCGAATCTGAGCCCGATTGGCAGGCGTTGCCACATCCCACGCAAGCGCTCGGGGGAGAGCAGATAGACCGCCTCGCGATCCGCGCGACAGAAGATGAGCACCGCCGCGGCCGGCCGAAAGATCATCAGCCACAAGGCATAAGCCAGGCACAGCCAGGTCATGCCGAGCTGGCGCGCTTTGAGGATGACCACCAGGCGGTCGGTGGTCAAAACGCGCGCGACCTCGACCTGGCGCGGCCAGAGGCGAAACGGGATCCAATCGCCGGACGCCGCATCGTAGATTTGACACCAGGCCCGCGCGAACCGTGGAAAATCG